CGGAGGGGGCAGTGGGGCGGGATGGTTCGGGCGGTACTTTGGAAGGCCGACCGGACCCCCGTACTTTGGCAGGCCAACCGGACCCCAGCTTACTTTGACAGCCGCTCCGGACCCCGCGCCCCTGACCGCCTGCGTCAGATCGCGATGCCGACGGACCAGGCGCCGGCGCGGAATGCCGTGAGTTTCTGCTCATCCTCGATATGGGCGAGCCAGCCGGTGCGGGGGACGCCGAATACCCAGGCGCTGCCGGACCAGACAGCCACCTCCGTGGCGTGCCCGGCCCAGGCGCCGGTGGGCGCAGCCGCGATGATGTAGGTGTCGCCGCTGGCCGGGGTGCCCGGCGGGGTGGCGAGATCGCGATCCTTGACGCTGAGGTGGAACGCGAACCGGCCGATGCGCAGCAGATTGGCATCCATCTCGGCGTTCCAACCGCTCTCGCCGATGGACCAGCCATATTTGAGGCCGCCGCGGGGATCTGTGCTGGATGGCATGCATATCTCCTGGTCAGTTTGGTGAATTTTGGGCGCGGGTGCGGCGCATCACAGGCCGCCCCAGTATTTGCCCCAGTTGTAGCCCCAGCCGGCGCGGTCCACGATGATGTTGTGCTTCTCGCGGCTCACGAGGCCACCGCGCACGCTCTCCAGCTCGGCTCGGATGCGGCCGTTGAGGCGCTGGGTCATCAGTGCGGTATCCAGGATTTGGAGATTGTCGAAGTTCCCGCCGGTTACTGTGCTGCCGTCTCCATGCACGGCGATGTAATCGCCGTTGACCGTAATGGCCACATTGGACTGCTTGATGATCCCGCCGAGATACCAGTCGGCGACCGGTCCGGCCTTGATGTCGATCCGCACGTCCAGCCATTGGCCGGCGGGGACAACGATGCCCGTCGCTGCGCCGCCGCCCCATACAGTCCAACTGGTCGTGGGGGCAATATATGAGTGCTGCCCTGCCCGCGCTTCGAGCCGCAGCGTGCTTCCGGCGCCGGACGCATTGCAGCCGAAGTAAAAATTGCACAACTTCGTAGTACCAGGAATCACCCGTACCCGCGCCATGATGGTCTTGCCGATCAGTCCGGCCACCGGAGCGATATAGGCGTACTTTCCGCCCGTGGCCTTGATCGACGGCTCCGGATCGCCCAATGTCGCGTCCACGGTGGCGCCGCTCACGGTCCACCCGGAAAGGCTGCTGCCGTCGCTGGAAAACAGCGGGGGCGGCAGCGATCCCAGTCCGCTGTCGTCAGCCTCGGTTGTCCACGTGTATGTGGTCCCAGTCAGCCCAGCCTCCGTGCGCAGCAGGGTATCGAGCTCGCCGTACAGGCGCAGGGTGTACGTCACCCCGGCCTCCGGCCCAATATTGCCGCTGGTCCAGGGTGTCAGCCCGGCGGTCTGTTGCAAGCGGTCGCGGTGCGCCCAGTCGATCGTGAAGGCGCCCGTGATCGCGGCCGGGAAATACTGGGTGTTGATGCGCACGTTGCCCGGCGGATAGGGTCGGCTGGCGCGGTCGTCCAGGGTGATGCTGCGGCCGGTGGCGCTGGCGATGGCCAGCACGCCGTCGCGGTTGCGCGGGCGGAGCTTGTACCAGGCGGTCTCGCCGTCGGTGCGTTCCGTGATGTCGGCAGCGCCCGGAAAGCTGGTGACGAACAGTTTGGCTGCGGCGGTGAAGCTGCGCGGCACGCTGTCCATCACCGATCGCTTGAGCGTCGCGGTAACCGTGGTCGGGTTCCAGCCGGTGATCTCGACCATTTCCTCGGCCGTGCCCTCGATCAGCACGCCGTACTCGCCAATGGATATGAGCTGGCCGTCGATCACCCCCGTCAGCGGCACCGAGGTGTCCATGGGGCCGATCGGGCCGGCAAGCTGCGCCACCGGCCCAAAGGTGCCATCGCCTGGCAGCGGCTCGGCGCCGTAGGTCACACCGTCCGGACTGTAATGCGCCGCAAAGCTGGTCCAGCTCTGCGAATCGCGCGCGGCGAACGCCTGCACAAAGCCGTAGCCGGCGGTGAGTGCCGCCATGTCCGCTGCGGATAGGTTGCGCACCAGATGGTAATAAGGGACTTCCTGGAGGATGACGGCGGTCAGGTCGGCGACCGGCACCACGGAATCGACCCACAGGCGCGGTTGGCGCACCACATAGCTGCCCGATCCCAGCCCGAACACGTCCTGCACGATGCGCGCCGAGATGGCCGGCGTATCGGCAATGCCGGGCTCGTCGACCTCCACCACGCGGAAAACGCCTTCGGTGATGCCGAGTCGGCTGCTGCTCACCCGGATCACCTGCCCGGGGTAGAGATCCCAGCCCACGCGGTTCGGTTTCAGTACCGCGGTGGCGCGGGGCGTCGAGAGTGCGCGCAGGTCGCGGTCCAGCACCTTCGCGGCCAGGGCGTCGTCTTGGATGCCGGGGTAGTCGACCGCCATGCTCACAACCCGGCCCTGGGCGTTCACGTTGCCGATGTTCTGGGCGCTGATGGTGCGCGGCTGGCCGTTATCCGGATCCGTGTAGGTCAGCACCACCTCGTTGATGGTGTCGCCGATCTCCGCCTCGACGTAGTCCACCAGGGTGGCGTTGCTGTCGTCGTACAACGGCAGCGCCGGCACGCTGTAGCCGCCGCGCAGCAGTTCGAGCCGGATCAGCCCGGTGCGCGGGTCCGGGAACAGCACGCCGCCGATATGGTCCAGCACCAGCTGGATGAAGTTCGGCACCGCATCCGGCGCGGATGAAAACACCCACAGCAGGCTGAGGCCGAAATTTTCCGTGTACAGCGTGTCGGCGGCAGCGCGAAAGGACGCATCGTCGATCACCGATATCGGCCGCCCGGCCCCAAACGCGGTGCTGGTGATGGCATCGACGATCATGTGCGCGGCGTTCATGCGGCCGTCGGCCACGTCCGCCTTGGCGTCGTACCAGCGCACCTCGCGCGAGAGCGCCCGCTGGGGAATCCACGAGAAGGTTTTGAGGTACGGGTTGGTGCCGTAGTAGATTTGCTCGGCGATCACGGACAACCGCCGCCGAAAGGCGGGCACGGCGCCGCCCAGGACGTTTTGCAGGTAGGCATTCACCCCCTGTGTGGATTCCCCGAACGCGATGGAGAAGCGCCCACGGATGCCGCCCTCGCGGCCTTCACCGCCCATCAGGTCCGGCAGATCCACGTCGATGGGTCCGGAAGCGGTCAGGTTGCCGGTCCACACCTCACGTCCGTCGTAGCGGATGCCGCGAAAGCTGTCCACGGGGCCATGGCAGAGCACCGCCCGAAAGCCGAGATGGTAGCGGTACCCTACGGTCTGCTTGCCGCCGCCTGCACCCATCGGTTATTGCTCCTGCTGTTCGCGCGCTTCCCGGCGCCGCGCTTCGGCGACCAGCTCCAGCGCCATGGCATCGCCCGTCGCTTCCAGGGGTTCCGGTGGCATCCCGTTCATCACAAAATCCCGGTGCGACAATCCATGCCGCTCGAAGAACAGCCGCGTGCCCCTGTTGCAGTAGCTCAGCGCCAACTGATCGCGGTGCAGGACCAACGTCATTTCTTGCCTCCGCTTTTCTTGATCGCATCCGCGCGCAAATCGCCATACCAGGTAACATTCTGCGCATTGATCACGGGTTTACCGAATACCACGGGAATGGGCGCGCCCTCCTGGGCGATGGCGACATTGCCGGGCTCGCCGGGCTCGGGCGCCGCCATTTTCGGGCGCAGCAGCAGCCCGGCGACATACAGCAGAACAGTGGCTACGATGAATGGATACATCAGAATAGAGTCTTTCCGGCGAAGGGATTGTCCGGCGGGATATAGGGCTCGCCGCCGAAGTTGGGAACATTATCGAAGCTCTGACAACCGAACACGCCATCCTTGGTGCGATCACACCCCCAGTACACCGTCACCTGGGTGCCCACCTCCAGGCTGCCGGTGCGCTCCACCAGCGACAGCACGCTGCCCGTGTGGCTGGCTACCCAGCGACGTTCCACCGCGCCATCGGTGGGGTGTTGCCATTCCAGCATTCCGCCGGTGAGGCGCCCGTCCACCAGCGCGGAGACCTCCGGTACCGTCACATCCAGCCCGGAGATGACACTGACCGTGCCGAGCATGCGGAACAACTGTCGGTCGGCCTGGCAATGCGGGCCGTAAACCACATGGGGACAGTTGGTGGAGAAATACATCCGGTGGGACTGCACATCGTTGAGCGCGATCTCCGCCGTGCAGCGCAGGGTCGCCTCGGCCATGCCCAGCCCCACGCGGGTGACCACGCCGGCCCAGTCCTGAATCCAGTCGGTCTCGCCGCGATGGGTCTTGAGGATCTTCACACGGCAGGGCGAGGGCAGCGGCGGCACCCGCAGGCGCAACACCACGTCCAGCTCGCGGTCGCAGGTGATGTCCATGCGGGCGTCGTCGAGGCGGTCGCTGATCTGCTTGCGGGCGCGCTCGATGGCCGCCGGTTGCCACTGGTGGAGGTCGTAGGTCTGTTCGGTCTCGGCGGTGGTGTAGCGGTAGTGCTTGGTGCCGATCACGAAGTCGAACAGGTAGATCGGCTCGCCGCCGTAATCACTGGTCTCGCGCGCGACTGTCGTCATGCGTCAGGCTCCCGGGTTGGTGGCGCGGAAGCGAATGCCGCATTCCACCACCTCGTTGGTGTGCCAGACCAGCGTCACCGCGTCGCTGCCGCGCCACAGCGGCACATAGCACACCATCTGCACGTCAGTGGTCAGCACCAGTTGCCCGGTAGCGCTTGACAGGTTCAGGCTCAGGGTGCCGTCGCCGTTGTCCACCGGGGTCGAGATGCCGCGCACCACCACCGACCCGTCCACCAGCAGCAGGGCGATGGCGCGCCGGCTGGGGTGCGCGCCGATGAGCGCGGCGGGCTCGACGCGGGCGAAGCGGGCGGCCACGTCGCTGGGGCCGATGTCCTGCACCAGGGTGAGGTCATCCTGCCAACTCGGCATGTACACCGGCACCCGGGCGCCGGCGCGGCGGGCCAGAAAGGCGCGAAAGTCCTGAATCGCCTGCCTGCCCTCCAGCAACCAGGCGAAATCACGCCGGAAGGCGCTGTAGGTCTGCCTGGGCCACTTGGCAAAGGCCCCTATGCCAGGGTCGAAAGTGTCGCGAAACGCGCTCCAGCCGGCACTGGGGGCGTCGCGCCAGTTCGGCTCCGCCGTGTAGACCTCGAATCCGTCCAGAGTTTGGGGCGCGGCCACCACCGGCAGGTTGGGGTTGTCGCGTGTCGGGTCCAGTTCGATCACCGCGCGGGCGCTGTCGATCACGCTCGATGGCCGGGACTGCTCCCAGTCCGCCTGCAGATGGCCGAAGGTTCCGGGGAATACCTCGGTGCCTGCCGGCCAGGTGCCGGCGATGTCGCGGGCCGTGGTCAGGGTGCCCGGTACCCAGGTGAGGATATCCACCACCTCATGCTGGGTGGGGCTCGCCCAGAGCATGGCGACACCCCCATCGGCGAACGCGAACAGCGCATCACCAGACAGCGACAGCACCGTGGCACCGGGAGCCACAGGCGCGGCCAAGGCCGCGGCATCCGTCCAGATCGGTATCGAGAGCGAGCGCCACTGACTGCTCCACAGCAGGTTCTCCAGGGCTTGCCGGTCCACGCCATCGGCGGCCATGGCATAGCTCAACGTGCGCCTCGGCAGCCCGCGCTGGCCAATCGCCTGCTCGGTGCCGTCCGGCGCCTCGATGATGGCCGTGCGCCACTCAAGGGTCTCCTCCAGCGGCTCATCCTGGTTCGGGTCCACCGGAAACAGCGAAAAGCGCACCCCCAGGATGCGCAGGTCATAGGTGATGCCGTCCACCACAAAGCCGTAGGTGGCATCGATGCTGGCCGGACCCTCGGGGATTGCCGTCAGGGTGTATTCGAACATCGCCAGCGGCGGCGCCACCGTCACCGGCGCGGGGCCGGCCAGGCTCAGGCCCTCGGTGGCAGTCCCGTTGATGGCCGTCAGGGTCACATCGGTGAGAAACGCATTCCAGAAGAACACCTGCTCGGTCTTGGGCACGATGACGTTGCCCAGGCTCACCGTGCGCGGGATCAGGTGGATGCGAAAGTAGAAGTCGTGCAGCAGCCCGGGGCGCTCCCGTCCGGGGCGCACCATGCCGCCGGCAAAGGGCGCGTGCGTGCGCGAGCCATCGAATACCGGCGCCGCCTGGCGCATCTCGCGGGTGGCCCCACGCCAGAAATCCTGCACATAGCGATACACCTGCCGCGCCAGGTGCGGGTTGTCATCCGCCGTGTGCGGCGTGCCGACCACAAAGGCGCCGCCCGCAAGGGTCGCCATGCTCAGGGCCCGTCGTAGGCCACGGCAATGCCGTAGTCCCCGGAGTGGAAGGCAGAAATTCCCGGGTCCGGCTGGGTTGCGTTCTTGAGCAGCATCGGGTAGAGCTTCCACTTATCCGCACCGATGGTGATCACATCGCTGATGTTGTAATGGCGCATGCGGCAGAAACGGATTTGCGGCAACTCGCCGAGCACAATCAGGTTGGCGCTGGTGGCCTGGCCAAACAGGTACCAGGGCACGAGGTTCATGCCGTTGTTCCACGGGTTCAGGCTGCGGGCGCGGAGCTCGAAGAGGCTCTCGCCGGCATACAGCGTATTGGCGATGTTCACGCTGCGCTCCCACCAGGTGCGCCCGCCGGTCTCGGCATGCACATAACTGCCCGCGAATCGGGCGCCGCCGAGGACGGAGAAAAGACCCTGAAACGGGATCACTTCCATGGTTTTGCAGGATTGATCGATTCTGATATGAGTCCCGGCGCTGCTGGAGCCGCTGGCGTCGTAGTAAGACCCATCCCCCCAGCTGGCGCTGTAGTACCCGCCGCCCACGAAGTTGGCGGCCTTGGACATCTCGCCGAACAGCAGATGCTGGCTCCAGCCGTTGTTGTGCTCGATGGCCACGAACACCGCATCCGGGCCGGCGCGGTAATGGAAGTGATAGGTGATCGGCCATGTCACCACCAAGCCATCGGGCAGGGTACCGCGCATGCTGGTCCATAGAGCATGCGGCGCACCGGTGGGGTTGCCGCTGCCGTCCTGCCCGGTGCCGCCGCGCATGCGCAGATGGGCGGTGGTGCTGGCCTCGATCTGGGCGTAGACATCGCCCTTTTGCAGCATCTGCCCGCCGATCAGTGTGTAGCCCTGCAATTGGCAGAAGTTGAATAGCTCGGTGCGCAGCTCGGCAAAGTCACTCGCCGTGCCGGTCTGATAGGCCATGCTGTGCTCCTAGGCGCGGCGGAAGGCGAGGTAGTCGAAGAACCCGGTGCGGTGGATGTTGCGCACCACCCTGTAGGTGTTGCCGGCCCCGTCATCGATGAGGTCGTTCACCGCGAGCGCGAAGCCCGAGATCCAGAAAATATCCTGCACGGTGCCGTAAAGGCCGTTGCTGGCATCCATCAGATGGACCGGCAGGCACTGGCGCTGGTCGACCAGCGCGGAATCCTTGGTGGGCTCGGTGGCGGTCTCGCCCAGATTCGGGGTGATGTTATCGGCAAACCACGGCCAGGGTTCCGGCGTCTTCCAGGTGCCGTCGATGAAGTAAATCCGATTGTTCGCCTTGATCCCCGTCTGGCGCGAGGTATCGGAATAGCGCAGCGCGCTGATGCCGCCCACGCTTGCACTCACCAGCATGGGAAAGCTGTATTCGTTGGGCGTCATGCTGGGCAGGTACAGGCCGGTGTAGCCCACATCGGTATTGCCTTCGATCTCCACCCAGAAGGCGATCTTGATATCGGTGATGCTGATGCCGCAGTCGATGTCGAACTGCCACATCGGGTTGGTCATGAACAGCGGGTTGGGCTGTGCGGTCCAACCGCTGCTCGACACATAGCCGATCGCGCCGCGCAACACCAGGTTGTAGTAGTCCGATGGCACGCTCTGGCGGGTGGAGAAACCCGCGAACACATCGTCGAAGCCGGAGATGTTGGGCCCCTGCAGGGAGATTTCCCAGTCGGCCGTGGCGTAGCTCTCCTGGTTGATCGTCCAGCGCTGTGCTGTTGGTAGCGGGGACGCGGTGGCGGCCAGGGTGAACTGATCGCTGACCGCGAAGTTAACGGCGCCATCATTGATGGTGAACTTCACGATGCCGTTGTCGTAGGCCACACCGGTGGTGGCGGCGGCCTGCGCGCCGGATACCGATCCGGTGACCGACCAGGTTTCCGATCCGGGGACGGCCGCGCTGGTGCAGACCAACGTCCATGTCTGGGTAACCGCACCCACCGCGCTGTCCGTGGCGGTGATGACGCCGTTGCCGGTGCCGGTGTAGGCAGTCTGCACCACCCAGGCGCGCCCGGTGGCGATCTGGCGGATCCGCCAGAACAGGTTCTTGTGCCCCTCCCGGCCGTGCGCGGCGACGGTGCCGACGCCCGGGATGGTGGTTTCGACGTAGGCCATGGGCTACCTTTTGATGCGCGAGCGGTTGCGGTTGATGGTGTTGACCACGAATTCATCGCCGGCCGGGGTGTCGGCGATGGCGCGCAGGAATTCGTCGCGGTCGAAGAAGTTGTAGACGTTCATGCGCTGGCCATTGGGTTGTTTCAGCCCGCGTCCATCGGCTGATCTGTCGGTCGGCAACGCAAACGCCGGCGCCGGAAACCCGGCCAGCCCGCCGGTGGCATGACGGGACCAGTGTTCGAGCGCGCGCATGCCACGGCGGTTGAATTCGTGCAGGAAGTCGAGCGCGCCGGGTTGCTGAACCACAGCGGCGCGGGTGACGAATTCGTTATCCGATAGCCACGCGGGAATACTGTCGCTGGTGCTGGTGCCCGGGCCTCGGATATGGCCGCCATCAGCAGCGCCGGTCGGCGAAAACAGACTGCCGACCCAGTTGCCGATGGTGTTCAGGAATCCCCCGCCGCCGCTGGATGCGGCGCCGGTAGCCCCCGCGCCGGCCAGCGCGGCGGCCGCCGCCTCAATAGCCGCCGCTCCGGTCACCAGCGTACCGCTGGCGGCGGTCAGAGCCGTGGCCGAACCCGTAACCGCTGCAGCACCCCCGACCAGGGCAGTGGCGGAACCGGTCACCGCTGCAGCGCCCGTGACCAGCTCGGTGCCCTGGGCTCCCGCACCACCCCCAAACAAGCGCGTGAGGCCAGCGGTGGCTTCCTGCGCCAAATTCTGCGCCGCCAACTGCGCCATGGCGCGGCCCATTTGTTCGAATAGCGCACTGAGCGCCCCACGCAGGGTCAGCGTGCCGTCGATGAGCCCTTCCAGGGCGCGCGTCAGCCCAGTTTCAAAACCCTCGCGCAGCGCCTGGCCGGTGGCATCGGCGGCAACCCGCAACTTGCCTACTTCGTCGGTGAGTTTCTGCACCCGGGCAATCGCGGCCGGATCGCCCGTCGCCTCGGCCAGCGCGCGCATTTCGGGCAACAGCCGCTCAACCTCGGCGGCGGTCTGGCCGTGCAGCTCCACCAGCTCGCGGCGGGCGCCGACCTCGCTGATCAGTCCGGCTTCGCGTTCGGCCTGAATCCGGGTTTCGCCGCGGGTCTGCCGCTCAAAGGCGGCGTCGACCTGTGCCTGCACCTCGATGAGACGCGCACGGGCCTGCTCGATGGCGACCAGATTGTCGATGGCGGCCACGCCAGCCAGATTGCCATCGGCGGCCTGGCGCTCGCGGAGCTTGCCAAAGCGTTGTTCGGCCTCGATGGCAGCGGCTTCCCGCTCGCGGCCCTGGGCGCGCAGCAGGGCAATCTCGACGTTGATCAGCTCTATCGAGTCGGCTTCGGATTGCCGCTTCTGCTCGTCGGCCGCAATGGTGGCCAGCGCCGCTTCCGCGCGCGCCCGCAAGGCACCGGTCAGGCCCTTCTCGGCCAACTCGTATTGCGCGACCTGCGCCGTTGTGAGACCGACGGTCGCCGCGTTTCTTTCGAGCCCGGCCACGTAATCCGCTTGCGTCTTGCGCAGCGCTTCGAGTTCCGCGGTCTGCTTTTTGCTGGCCTCGGCGCCCTGCTTCTGCGCATCGATCTGCTCCGCATATTTGAGCAGCAGCGCTTGCTGTTTCGGATCGAGCTCACCGAGCAGCTTGTTTTCGATCGCGTAGCGGACCTTGGCGGCCTCGCCCACCTCGCCATGCAGAGCCGCTTGCTCACGCAGGCGCGCCAGGAGTTCGTCGTACTTCTTGTTGATGGTGGGCGGCGGTTCCGGTGGGGGCGTAGGAGGGCCCACCCTGTCGGCCTCTTGCCGCGCGACGATCAGCGCGCGCTCGGCCTTGAGCTGTGCCTCCAGGGCGTCGAGCTCGGCGTCCGACGAGAAGAGAAACTGTACCGGACCCACCAGCGGGCCCTGGCGCCGGCGCTCGATGCCGCGCAGGGTGCTGTCGATCCGTTGCAGATCCGGCAGCGTGCCCTGGATGATCTGCACCTGTTCGCGTATCGCGATCCCAGCCCGGCCAACTTCTCCCGCCAGGCCCACGGCACCGCCTGCCAGACCGCCAAGCAGCGCGATGATGCCCTGGAATGCGGCCACGGTGCCCGGGTCCTGGAGCAGCTGCACCAGATCCTCGATACCCGCGCGGGCCCCTTGTATGCCGCCTGTGGAGGTATCGCCTTCCAGCAGATCGCTAAAGGCATTTTGCAGCGCCTTGAGCGCACCGCCGAGGGTATCGCGCGCGGCGCGGGCAGCGCCGCCGAACTGTGTCTCCAACTCGCGCAGGATCAGGGCCTGCGCCTCGGCGACACGGCCGGCCTCGACCATGGCGGTGATCTGTGCCTTCTGCTGCTCGGTGAACTGCACGCCGGCGCGGCCCAGGGCGGACAGGCCCTTGATGGGATCGTTGAGCGCCTTGCCGACCAGGATCGCGCTGGATTTGAGGTCCTGCCCCATGCCCTGGCTCAGATCGAGCACCGCTTCGAGCGCGCGCGGGAATACCTCGCCACCGATGCGGGTGAACGTGAGCAGAAGCGACTCCGCGCCAAGCACCGCCTCGTCGCCGACGGTTGTGACGCGCTGCATGGCCGATGCCATCTCGATGAGTTGGTCCCGGTTCAGACCGGCGGCGCCCTGGGTGGATTTCAAGCGGGCGTCGAGCTGGGCGAGCGCCTGCTCTTGCTCGATGGTGTTGCCGACGAGGGCACGCAGGGCCGTCCCCACACCCGCCGCCACGGCGAGGCCTTTCAGCGACGTGCCGAGCTTCGACATCCTGGAGGTGCTGCGCTCCGCCGCAGTGCCCAGACCGCCGATGTCCTTCGACATGCGGCGCAACTCACCCTGCGCCTGGGCAATATCCGCCCGGATGCGCAGCAAGACATCGGAGTTATTGGCCATGGGCAATATCCAGGGTGGTGGTCGAGCGGGCTGGAATTCAGGCGCGATCGAGTTGCGCCAGCAGGCCGCTGACGCGCTTGTGACCGCTTTGCGCGGCGTCGAAATCGATAATGCGGGCCTGGCGGGCCCGGGCTTCCCGGCGGCAGGCCGCGCGATAAAACAGCAGGATCTGGCGTTCGGTCAGGCGACCTATTGCTGCGGCGTCCCCGTGTCCATGGGCGATGAGGGCTGCGTAGATGTCTGCCCATCCTGTCGTGACGCGTTCCGCGCCGCGATCCGTTCGGCCGCGATCCTGTTCACGACACCGCCCAGCCAAAAAGGGCCATTGGCACCCCACCACAGGTACAGCAGCGCCTCGCCGTCGGGCGCGCTCAGGCCCGCGACCCACTCCGGTTCCACATCCGCCGCGCACGCCAGCAGTTGCACGATGGCGTCTCCGTGCGCGGCCAGCACCCCCAGCACCGTGTCGAGCGTGGGCACGCCGCCGGACTCCACCGCGGTGCGCAAATCCGCCAGGATCGGCTGGATCAGATGGTGGAGCCGCATCGACTCCACGAACCCGTATTCCCGCACGACGATTGCGCGGCCGGCGATGGTGGCAGTGCGTTCCGGGTGCAGAATCTCCAGCGCCGGCGTGGGATCCTCAGCCGGTTCCGCAGCGCGATTCCGGCCCGGCGCGTTCGAACGCGGCGCGCTCATCCGACGGCCTGATCGTCGACGTACAGCGCGGCGAAGCCGGTTTTCACCTGGATGCCGACCTCGAACGCCATCTGTTGCCAGGCGTCGTCGGCGGCAATGACAGGCATCTCCCCCGAAGGCTTCATGATCACTTTCGGCATGTAGATGTGCTTGTTTTTGCCCTCTGCGGCATCCGACACGATGCGCAAGGCGCCGATCTTCGGAGTGGTTCCGGAAATCAGCCGGTTGCGGGTTTCGGCGGTCGGGGTGTAATCGACCGTCATGGCATCGTTGTCGGAGATGCCACCACCCTGCAGCACGGTCACGCGGCCATTCGCGGCATCCAGCGTGTAATCGGTATTCAGCACCTTGGTTGCCGCGCCTACTTTCACCGCCACCGCGGTGACATTGCGCGCCGGCGTCAGGCCGCCGAGCTGATAGGTGCGGCCCTGGAGCGCGGTGAAAGGCTCCCCGACCACCGGCGTCGCCGTTTGCGTCACCACACTCGCGTCAGCAATCAGGAACATGCCCAGGTTGAACATGCTGATATTGTCGATCGTGAGCGCAAAGGTGCGCGCGATACTGGTGGGCACGTCCCGAATCTGCTGGCGCAGCTTGCTGCGTGACGAAAAATACGTGAGCGAATCGGATTGGGGGCTGATGGTGGCGCCGCCGGTCTCGCCCAAGTCAATTTCGCCGGTGGTCGCGCCACTGGCGTTGAACGGATCGAAATACACAATCCCGCGGGGGATAACCAGGTCGTCGGTGATGTAAATGCTCTGGGACATTGCACTTTCCTCATGGGCACGCCGGGGCCTGCCCGCGAGGGCATTCCTGGCAGGGTGGTCGATCGGTGATGGAGTGGTGGGTTACGGGCGTCGGACGCGCCGGGTAGTGCCTGCCGGGTGGCGGGCCGATCAGAGAATCCCGCGTGCGCGGAAATCCTCGATTTGTTCCGGGTTCAGCGAGTCCGGCGCTGCGTCGCCCGGGGCGAGCTCGATCAGCTCGGGCGCGCCTGCGGCATTCGTCTGCCAGTGAAATACCGGCTGTTTCAGGATCAGTGGGCCAGCGGTTGCAACTTGCGGCTCGGCGACGGTCTCGCCGTCAGGGGTTTTTGCCATTACAGCTTCTCCAGGTTCTCGATCAATGGAATATCCAGCGGCAACACACAGATCGCCGTGGGGCGGGCATCATCCTTGTCGGGCGCCAGCACCACCCCCCGGCCCTGTTCAATCGGGCCGGTCACCAGCCCGCCCAGCGGACGCGGCGTGCGCCCGGCGACGCGGCCCGCCTTATTGATGGTGGCGATGCACTTTTGCAGATCCTCCAGCAGCAGATAGCCGGCGTCGGTCGGGTTGTCGTGATCACCACCGCCTGCCGTCACGCCATACAGCAACAGCCGCCAGTCGCCCGCGCGGCGGTCGGGAAAGCCGGCGGCGGGCACGATCTCGCGCAGATCGCTCGGTTCCAGCATCGTCACGAAGGCAAACCCATGCTGTTCGTAGCCGAACGCGGGCTTGCCGCGATACACGCGCTCGGCGAGGGTGTTGGTGTAGGCGCTCGGCGCGATGGCCGCGAGCTCGGCCGTCAGTGCCTGCATGATTTGCAACCGTACCGACATGCCGCCCCCTACGTGATTTTTGTCAGGCGGGCGAACTGCCGCCTGAATTCGCTTTGGGTGAAGGCGCTCACGCCAGGCGCGATATCGTCTTTCACGGTGCGGAACACCTGATCGACGCTGGGGCCATAGAGCAGGATGTATTTGCCCTTCTTGGCGCTGCCGGTAGCCTTGCCCGCCGTAGCGCCAAAGCGCTTCAAGTTGAGATCACCCGCCACAGCCTCACGCACCGCGACGCCGCGATTACCATTGTTCAGGTTCACGAAAAACGCTTGCCGGATCACTTTCGAAGCGCCACCCGGCTTGACGCGCACGCGCACTCCGGCGGGCTTGCCCTTGCGGGTGGCCTGTTTGCCGAAGCGCGCCAATGATGTGGGCCTTTGCCGCGCGCGCAGCACCGCCATCAGCCGATCCGGCGTTGCAGACGGCCTGACAACCAGGCGCTCCGGCTCGTTCAAATACTTGGCCGTAAACGCCACTTGCTGGCGGATCAACCGGCTGGCCTGCGTGCGCGCATTACGAGAGCTGGTGTTGATAGCCAGCGCGGCGGCCTTGGTTGCGACCTTTGGCAATCTCTGCACCAACCGCTCGAACTTCTTGAGGTTGGTAATCTCCATCGACAGTGCCATGCTGACTCCGGGCTAAATGCGCTCCACGACGGCGCTCGCTTCGAGCGTGGTGGGCGCGAGCAAGCGCACAATCGTGAAACTCTCACCGGTGCCGGCGATGATCACCGTAGCGCCCACCTCGGGCGCATCCATCTCGGCGCGCTGAAACACCAGCGTCACCTGGTCCGATTCCAGCTGGATGCGCTCGAAGCTTCCGCCCTGGCTGACCAGCAACGCATTCCGCTGCACCCGCACGGTGACGGGCACACTGGGGCCGCCGCCGGGCGGCAGATACGATGCCGCCACCGCCGCATGGGCGTGCAG